TAATTGTCTTATAGTAGAGGGGGCTATAAAAGTTTTACCTAAAAAATTTGCAAGAATAGATATTGGTCCTAAATTAGGTATGCCTGTTTCAAAATCTTCTACTGTAAATGTAGGAAGCTGTCCGAATCTTTCTCCTGTAGATGTTGGGGTAAGTCTTTCTTGTTTTAATCTTTCTTGTTCCTGTTGACGAGCAGCTTCAAGTTCATTAATTTTAGCAGTCAAAGAATCAGCTTCATCCGCTTTATCTACAGGTATTTGACCTTCTTTATTTTTAAGTTTATTATAATCCTCATAAGCATCATATAATTCTGGCCCTAAGGCTTGTCTATATTCTTCACTAAGACCCCCTCTAGCAGCTACGTCATCATAAGATGCTAATTTAGGAGTATCTCTTACATCTATAGTTTGTTTAGTGCCAAACATAGCTTTTGTCTTTTCAGGGTCTGCAAATATACTATCTTCCCCCCCTGTTAATTTAATACCAAAGTTTTTTAAACTATCTCTTCCTTTTTGATTATTAGTTCTTGTATCAACGAAAGGCTCATCTCTGTCACTTTTAGGTTGTTCTATTGGGACACAAACTTTTTGTACTGGGTCATATCTAAATCCGGGAGGGCAAGGGTCTACTGCCGGTGTTTCGGGTTCAGGTTCTACAGGAGTTGTAGGTGATGTTGGTGCAGGAGTTGGTGTTTGCATAATACCTTCACCTGCTTTTGGAAATTGTGTTTCATCAAACTGTGGAAGCATTGGTGCTTCTATTTGTTTTAGTTGTCTAGGAAAACCTTGTTCTTCTGAACCATATTGTATAACTGCATCAGGCCCTACATACTTTTGACCTTGCATTGTCATAATGCCATCAGTAGCAGAATCATAAACATTTTGTGTTGTACTTACATTAGCTGCACTAGCACTAAATGGAAACATAATTCCTTGTGCTTCTTGTTCTAATTTTTTTTGTAAATCAGATAGTGCTGACATTTATTTAAGCTGCTCCTTGAGGTTCATTATTTGGTGCAGTAAAGCCGCCTTCCCCTGCAACTTGTGGAGTTCCGACTCCGATGTTGCCACCTCCAGACCCTTGTGTGTCTGCGACATTTGCTCCTGCAGGTATTCCGTTAACAGGTCCCATACCACCTTGTTGTGGGTTAGGGCTTTGAGTTTGTTGATTTCCATTCATGTCTCCCATCATCTTCATAAAGATTGCAGCTTTCTCTGGGTCATTGACTAATTGTTCTGGGTCAATGTCTAAAGACTTTGCAATCTCTTTTATAATGCTATGCCATTTTACAAAAGGTGCTAAGAATTGATTTGATGCTACTTGCATAAATGTCATCAATCTTTGTGACCTAACTTCTTTTGTCATAAGAGATGTAGTGCCTTGTGCTTTAACATTTAAGTCACCTTGTATTTCAGGAACATCTTTATTAAATTGCATATTCCAATGAAACAATGTTTCTCCTAATGGCCTTAATAAATAATCATCTATATTTTTAATAACTGTTTTAATATTTAAAGCAGCAGCACCCATTAACATAGACATACCAGATGCTGTTCTAGTTGTAGATTGTATACCTGTTTGTCCATGAGAATAGGAAGGTATACCTGTGGACTCATCTGCTAATTGTCTAAACCTATCAAACATCTGCATATTTTCAGGAGCAGTATTTGGGAATCTTAATCCATGTATAGCTTGTCCTGTTTGTCCACTTTGTCTTCTAAAAATTTTGCCCGGATAAACAGTCATGTCTTGACCGGGTACTAACATAGTTTCATCTACGTCAAAAACTAAATTACCTGCTAGTGCTAAATTATCAATAGCCATTCTTGCATGTCCATTCATAATTGTTTGTGCATCATCCATATTTTCTGGAATACCTACACCAAAAAATTGATAAGGATTTATTTCATATGGACATACTAAGAAAGGATTTCTTGCAGGTGTAAATGGATTTAATACTAATCTTAATACTTTACCATTTGAAATCCAAGCATTGATTTGAACTTCATCTAAGTCATCAGATATTTCATCAGGCATTTCTATACCTGCTTCTTCTACTAGGTACTTATCCATTGTACCCCAGTATTCTAAAACTTCAAATCTATTTTTATTAAACTCTTCTTGATTTTCTCTATCAAACAAAGCAGTTTCATAACTTCTTGTTTCATAGTTAGGACCACCTTCTAGTAAATCTAATATAGCAGACTTTCTAAAAAAAGGTCTATTAATTAAATCTCTAATTTGTGTTCTGTTAAATATGTGTCTTTGAATAACATAATCAGCATCTTCGATAGTTACAGCATCAGGGTCAGGATATAAATCCCAACAACTAACAGCTTCTACTCTAGGAACTAATTTAGTTATAGGTGAATATTCTCTTTCACCTTTTTCATTTTGTTTCCATTTATGTTCTTGTTGTTCATAGTTAAATGGACCTTTTAAAATACCTGTTCCAAGTAAACACATTTCAAATAAAACATGTCTCATAACAGATATTGCATGAGATTCTTCTAGTTGGTCATGGATAAGTTTTTCCATGTTTCTTGCAGCTTCTTCTGCAGGACCTATCTGAGGCATAGTTTTTAAATCAGGAGCAGGTCCTTCTTCAAAACCACCTTTTGCATACTTTTCTTTTAGTCCATTAAATATTTCATCAGCAGTAGCACCCGGAGATATTTCTCTTCCATCACCTTCAAAACCATAGATATCTTCCATACGAGCATCTTGTCGTTTAAGATTATCTGGTTTTATGTGTGCATATTCAGCTATACCTAGAGGGTCAGTAGTAGGATGTATTCCTATTGGAAACTTACCTTGTGAAAATAATACCTCTATAAGTTGACCATAAGAAGCTAATACTTTTGTCTTAGTTACCTTGACAAATACTTTAGACTTTTCAGAATCACGAAAAGCCATATCAGAACCATAAATACCTCTATAGTTTCGATAAGACCTTAACCATCGCTTTTCATCATAAAGACGTGCTTGTTCTGATTCTTTTAATCTAGACTCGATAAGACTACCGAGATTACTATAAGAATCATCTTCAGTATCAGATAAGGATGTTACCTTATCAGATTCAGATGTCAAGCCACTATTGTTATCGTGTGGCATTATTTACCTCTTAGTAATCTCTTTCGTCAGCCATTGAGAAGACTTTACCATCTACCATGTTCTTCTTCTCTTTAGGAAACTCTTTATTTACTCCACCTTCAGCATAGTCAGCAGGAAAAGGTGCAGCACCTTTAACTACTAATGTAGAAGGCCCTTTTGCATCTCCCTGTTTTGCAGCTTCGTTTCCATACATGTTTTCAGGTAATTCACCCTGCACATATTTTTTCATGATTGCCATTTTATTTTTCTCCTTTTAATTGTTTCTGTATGTAAGGTAATAACCAAGGGTTATCTACACACACAGTTGTTAGTCCATTCGCAAAAGTATTGCAAATTTTTTCTTCTTCTTTATCATCTAAATCTATACCCCATTGATATACTATAGCATGAAGTAACTCATGTATTAAAGTATTAGCATGAGATATATTATCTTCAGTTGATGATAAAGCTATCATTCCATCTGCAGCAAGAAACTGTCCATTTATTTCATTGCATTTAGATACGATGGAATCTAAATTTTTTATTTTATAATTTCTATATCCTATTTTAATATCTTTCATTAATATCCAAATACTCTATCTGCAGGTGCAATATGTTTAGGTTCATTAGTTTTATCTATAAAATCTTGTCTGATAGGATGAACGGGTCTACTCATACAACCATATCTTAATGCATCATAAGCATGGTCTTCTGCATGTGTATCTACATCTTCAGGATTATTTTTATCTGTAGGTAACATAGGTAATGTTCTAATTAAATTAACACAATTATCTAAAACAAATAAAGATGGATATCCTGTATTTTCATCTAACTTTAATCTTTTATGTATTTCTAATTTACCTGCTATTCTACTTCTAGGACTTCTATCAGAAGGTCTCCAACGACATCCTTCTAGTATCATTGTCTCTGCAATACTCGGTCCTATATCACCTCGTCTTGCCCAAGTAGAACTATCAAGAACTCCGTATCTAATATACTCACCATGTTCTTGTTCTAAAACTTTTCTAGCAAATAAATCTGCTGTAATTTTTTTTGTATATAGTTCTCTGTAAACAAATAAATTATTATCAAAATCTACTGCTATCCATAAACAACATGCAGGTGAACTATATCCCCAGTCACATGCTCTAAACCTCATCCAGTTTCTAGGAATATCAAAAGGTTTAATAACATGAATTTCTTTACTAAACTCTGGAAAAGAAGAATCTTCAAATGCTTCCCAGTTTCCATCTAAGAATTGTTTTCTTTGTACTTCTGGTAATGATGCCAACATTGCATAATAATCATCTGTTTGCATCAGATAAGGATTGTCTTCTAGCTTTGCAGGTATAAATCTTCTAGATATTTTTTTAACACCTGTAGGAGTTTTAATATCTATATCAAACTTTGTATTTGGTTTTGCAGGGTCAACAAACATTTGTTTAACCCATTGTGAACCTACATTTCCGGGATTGCCTGTTGCTCTCATATAAACAGGAATCTCTGGGTCTACACTTCGTAAAGAGGACCGAAGAAAATTATATATATCTTCGGTGGGGTATTGTGGAAGTTCGTCTATTCCAATCCAAGTATATGATTGTCCTTGGTAACGTAAAGCATCAGTTAAGTTTTCCGCATACCCAAACTCTATTCTAGCACCTGAAGGAAACTTCCATTCTTTTTCTTGTTCCCTCCATTTAGCACCGGGATAAGCTTTAGGATATAGTTGTTGTGAATGATTAATTAAATCTCTTAACTCAGGCATTGTACGTCTAATTAGTAATGCTCTGTGTTTTTGTTTATCACAATAACGAAGTGGGTCAACCAACATTGCATATGATTTACCTCCACCTCTTGCTCCTCCGTAAAATACTTCTCTTTCGGATGATGCTAAAAATTCTGTTTGTGGTCCTTCATTAGGTTCAAAGATAACTTCTCTATCTTTAATAGCTTCTCTTATATTAGGAGTTGTTTCTTCAATCTTATCTTTTTCAATAAGTTGTTCTTTACCTTCTAATACATTATCAATCTTTTTTAATTTACTTTTTGTAGACCAATAATTATTTTGTGCTTTTTCTAGTTGCTCTTTTCTTTCACGCAATAAATCTTGTGCTGACTTACGAGCTTTTTTTTCTTTAATAGTTAAAGGAGTATTTAAATCTTTTACTCTTCTTCTACCAGATTTTTTTGGTTTAGGTTCGTCTACCAACCTTTGTGTATTACCCTTTTTAGTACTTCTCTTAATCCCATACCTGTAAGTTTTCTACCTGTATGATGTGATAACCATTCTGCAGTTTCTCTATAAGAACAATTATTTTCTATAAATTTTTTTGCTTTTTTAATTAACTCCATATGTTCTTCGTTTTGTATTAGAAAGTCAGGGTCTTCTTCTGATACTTCATAACCATAAGGAATTACTCTAGCATTTTTTCTTCTAGCTATTTTAATTTTTTCAGTCATTACTGAAACTTTTCTTTAATTCTTTGCTCCGCTAATTCTTTTTGTGTAAACATTTCTCCACTACCCATTTCTGTTGCACTAAGTGGCAATGTTAACATTGATAGTATTGGAGTTAATTTTAATGTTGTAGCTATTGTTTTTAAAAGAGAAGGTGACTTAGTTACCATTACTGATGAACCACCTATACCTAATTTTTTTGGAGTATCTACTACAGTATACTCTTTTCCTAATGTTTCTTTAACAAATGTATTTAATTCTGTTTGACTAAAAGGTTTTTGAAAAGTATTAGTTCCACCTTTTTTCATAAGGAATCCGTCTTTGTAAGGAACTCTTGTTTTACCCTCTGTAGAATCTCTAGCAGTAATAAAAGCTACACCATCATCTGATAACATATTTCCAATATTATTGACAACATTTTTTCTTTCTTGTATATCATCTATAACATTTAATACCATATGATTAACTACAGCTTTTTGTGATTTAAGTCCTTCACCTTTTGCTAAAGTATTAACATTTATATAATCTGGATATCTACCTTTTGATTTTATAATTCTTTTTTCATCTACATAAGGTTCAAAAGATTTTGCATTTTTAGATAACTCTTTTGTCCCTGTACCTAATCCAGAACTATAATCTAAAACTTTATCTTTTATATTTAATTTACTTAATATACCACCATACTTTTTATAAGTATTTTTAGTAGTAGATATCTGTGTTTTACTAGCGTCTATTTTAATTTCTTCAGTCATTATTTTTTGGTGGTAATATAAATACTCCGTGTTGAACTTTAGCAGTAATATCTAATTTTTCTTTTTTGGATAAACCAACTCTATCTAATATTTGTTTGGCTGCCTCCATTCTAATATTAGCACCGGGTAAACTTCCGTCTTCATCTAAAGCATTAATCATACCCATACTTGCTCTAGGTGCAAAAGCAGCTAACTGTTCTTCTGCTCTTGTAATAATTTCATCTTTTAATGAACGTAGTGGTTGATGATAGTCTGCATAACCTGCTATGTCTCCTGCTACTTTTGGATTGCCTCTTGCTTCACCAAACAATGCAGTTAAAAATGTTTCTTGCTTTTCTGTTAAAGCTAATTCTTTTTTATTTTCAGGAACTAACATTTCGAACTTTTTGTAGATGTCTTTCTGTTCTTTCTTTTAACCATTCAGGAGATTTTCTAATCCCCATTTTTTCTTCCATTTGTCTTTCTTTCATTCCATTACGAGCAGACTCAATCATTTGGTCACGGCCTTTATGTTCGCCTCTTTCTATAAAGGCAAGTCTGGGTGCAGTTATCACCATCTCTACATTTTTATTTCGTAGTGGCTTTGTCCTATCTTTATACGATAGATACTCATCCCAGACTTTCCCCGTCTTCTTATTTCTATAAGAATATGTTGGCACTATTTTATTTTAATTGACCTTGGTTTTTTTTCTTCTGGTAATTCTTGTTTTAATGTAATTGTAAGAATACCATTTTCCATTGTTGCGTCTGTAGGCTCTGTATATTCTGCTAGTGAAAAAGTTTTAAAAAACTTTTTAGTAGAAATACCTTTATACAGATAATCTTCATTATCAGATTCTACTTCACCTGTTACAGTTAATGTATTATCTTTAACATTAATATCAACATTATCTTTTTTAAAACCGGCTAGTGCAAAATCTATTTGCCACTTTCCATCATTTATCTTTTTAATGTTGTAGTGTGGAAATCCTTTGGCATCAGTATTACTTACAATATCTAATGTATCAAAGAATCTATCAAACCCTACTGTGTAGGGCATATATTTATCTAGTGTAAAAGTCATGTATACCTCCTTGCTTTAAGCTAGATATCAACGACCCCGAAGGCATCGTCAAACTTTTTGTCTATTGTTTTCTATTATCTCTACGAACTCTGTGCCTTTAATTGCACGATATATATTACCTTTAGGCTGTACCTCGTTTAACATGTTTTTGAGACTTTGGTGGACTTTTCTTACTCCCGCTAGGGCCAGACCAAAGAACTTTATTAGCCCAATAAGCAGCACTTGTAGGACCTTTTGCAATATTTTTACCATGCCTTGCTTTAAAAGACTTCCTAGCTGCTGCACTGTAGTTATGACCCATAGAAGCATCACCGAACCGAATAAGCCTTGGTTTGCCGTTTTGGAGTATACCGACTTTACCTTTCTTGCCACCTTCAGTGGTCCTGACTGCAGTATTGAATCTTTTAAGCCCATGCTTTTTAAGAAAGTTTTTTCTTTTTTCCGTTTCGCTTAGTGCCATTTTTTTTAGGTTTTAATTTTCCCACAGCAACCATAATCACTGTTTTTGGTTTTGATTTTTTTGTTCTGGTTCCGTATGCCATTATGCTTTTTTCATATTTTTTTGAATAGCCATACCTCTAGCTTTTTCATAAGATGATAACTTACCATCTTTGTCAAGGTCAGCTTTTGCTGTGTCTAATTTAAATGTGGAAGTACGATTGTTTTTGTTATCGGACATTCCGTTAAATTTTTTATCTTTTGGACTTCTTAAATTCATTTCCAAATCGCTCCTATAATTATTAATACTGTAACTGCAATAATAAACCATTTGGCTTTCTTACTGAGTTTATTCCAGTAACCAAGTATTTTATCTTTCATGATACCCTCCTATACTTTCTTACTTTCTTTGCAATGCCCTTCGGTTGCTTCACAAACTGTTTGCCCTGCTTTGTTCCTTTTCGCTTTGCTCTTGTCGTTGCCGCATATTCTGCAGATGTCAGGCTCTTTATCGCTGCTTCTGGTAGATACCTTTCCCCGGTCTTGGAAGAAGGCTTCCCAGACTTTGTTCTCCATTTTTGTTTTGTCCAAGACTTAAGACTTCTTTGAGATTTTGCGAGTGCCATGTTTTCTTTTTAATTGTAGTTTTGCTCTTTTTGCTATTGCTGCTTGTTGCGGTTTACCACCGAATCTGCTTCTTTGTTCCATAACAGTGAGTATTTGAACTTTCCTAGCATACGGTTTATTAATCTTTTTAACCTTACGAGCAGTATTCTTTGCATCCTGTACTGATGCATATTTGATTCTAACTGTGTCTCTAGGATTCTCATCTGTATATAATCTCCTACCGGAGCCTTTTGGTTTCTTACCTGTTCCTACTTTTGGGTCTGCCATTAAAAACTTAATTTTAATCCTACTTTAACTTTATCTTTATCTGCAGAAAATTCTGTTTTTAAATCTTTTGTAAATGACTTAGATAAATTTAAACTAGCTTCCCCTTTATTATTAACTGTAAAAGAACTATCATATGTTTTACCACCAATCTTTAAACCTACTTTGTTTGTACCGACTAACATCTTATCACTAAAAGGAACTTTACTAATAGCATTTTCTATTTTATTTTTAACATTTTTTGCAACAGAAGTATTTAATACAACACTACCCAAAGCAGTAGCACCTGCTTTTTGAGATGATTTAATTAATTGTTTTTTTTGGTCAGGTGCATCTGATATTTTTTTTAACTCTTCAATGACTCTGACATTGTTTGAATATTTATTATCGTTTGACATTATTTACCCTGTCTATTATATTTTTTATAGTTCCTACGTTTGTGTTTATTCATAGATGACATTTTAACTTTACCATTTCCTATGCTAGTTCTTTTAGGAATATGGATTATACCTGCTTTTTCTTTAGGTTGTTTTGCCATTTAATGTAAAATATTTTTTTTGATATGCATTTAGTTCTTCTATTGTATTTACTTCTGTATCATATTCACAAAGTTTTTTATACAATGTTTTATCATTTAACCAACTTCTACCATTCCAAAATTCAAATCCATCAAACCTAGATTTATATATGTTTGATTTTTCATATCCATAAGCTAAATAATATTTTTTGCATTTGTTTTTTATAGACCAGTCTATTTCATATAGTGTTGCATATGTTCCTATACTTAGTTTTGGATTTTCATAATCCCAAGCAAACTGTCCTGTCAATACATGCTTACTATCAAATACTTTAATTTCTGTAAATGCTATCGGTTTATTTTGAAAATAGTAGATAAAATACTTCCAATCGATATTGTCTTCTTTTTTAAAGAACTCGCTTTCTTCCTCAAAGTCCTTCTCATGAAACTTCTTATGCTTAATATATTTCTTATAAATACTGGAAATAGTAGTGAAAAGTGCATCATCTAATTTATTATATACCTCTACTGTTATATCTTTTTTTCTTAATATCTTTCTTTGTTTTTTACTAAATGTAAACTTGTTTAATAATAATCTTGTATTCCTAGCATTAATCCAAGTTAGTTTATCTAACTTTGTGTAATACCAAGATAACGGAATCCATCCGTTCTCAAAAGCAAAACTATATTCTTTCTTTTTAAACTGTGCTAATGCTAAAGAATAAATTAAATCGTGATTAGTTAGCTTTCCTGTAATGTGGTCGAAGATTAACTTCACTGAGGTCTTTCAAACTGAGTCATGTATGAATCATCAGTTGTAACATCTTCCTCTCTAGTATTCTCTACTGTATAAAAATTTTGGTCTATCTTGTATCCCGGATTTTGTGTTAGTCTTTTTTCCATAAATGCATCATCATACCAAATAGTTCTATTGTTTGGATATGCAAAAAAGTTACCGTCATCCATTCTAAACATGTGAGCGCATTTATGTTCTGGGTCTTCACTAAAGTTTGTATCTAACATAGCTGCTTTGTTTTCCCATGCCCAGTCTATTGTAAACATGTATGTGCCTTTTCTTTTAACACCCTTGTAATCTACAAGTTCTGCTCTCATGTTCGCTAATCTATTACGTCTATTAACATCTACATAGGGTGAAAAGCAATCCCAGTACTGATGTATATTTAAATTATGTTTAGGTGCATCTTTTTTCCAACAAAATGCATGGATAGGTCTTCTAGTCCAGTTTACACCATTAGGAAGTAAACATTCAAACAGTAATGCTCTTCTTTCTAAACTGTTTACTGTGTGAATATCTGCAAAAGTGTACTCACCATGACCTTTTTGATGGTCATATAGGTACTCATTTCTAATATATGCACTAAATGATGGTAGGTTGTGGTTTAAATATGCCAATTATTTCTTTTTTTTAGCCTTACTAGGTAATAATCCTTTATTTACTGCCCTTGCTCGTTCAGAAAACCCTAACTTTTTGCCTTGTTTAATCTTTTTTCTAATAGTTTCTACTTTTGCGACCATTATATTTATCTCTCCAGTAGTTTTTTCTGTGAAGTAGTCTAACTTGGTACTCCAGTTTGTCTATACCTAGGAGTTTTTTGATAAAAGCTACCACTATCTGTAGCCACCACCGGCTTTCTTATAAGCCGAGGCTAACATTTGTGCCTTTCTCGCACTCCATTGTCCCGGATTTCCACCTTTTCCACCTGCTTTAATACGATTAAACAATCGTTTACGCATTGTGGGTTTAGTATAGTTACCGGCTTTGTTTACTGTTGACTTTTTTTTCATTGATTTCTATAGGCTATTCATCGTGATGCCCTGTTATGTGTATGTCTGTGAGTGTGGCCTATTGAATATTACAGCCTATACCTACTATTGTACAGGATTACGGGAATATGTCAAGTGTTTTTTTATTTTTTTTATTTTTTTCTTGACAATTCCATGCAATCCTGTACAATATATATTGTAGGGGCCGGGGGTCCTTACATATAGAATCCATAAAAAGCATATTTCAGACTATGTGCTATATGTGGAAGATGTACTTTCAAACCTTATCCTGATTTTTTAGGTTATCCACATATATATATACACCACGCACCCCCCCTGCCACATGCATACCTACTATATATTGTGTTGCATTTTTGCAACAGTACTATATCTAGATACATATTATATATAAAACTATATTAGAACAGAATACGAACA